GTCAACAATCTTCTCGGCGGTCTTGCCTGCGAAGATGGCGGTGATAACAATAATCATGGCCTGCCCGAGCAGGTCAACGTACGCGCCCCGTGTCTCCATCTCAAAGACAGACAGCAGAGCAAAGAAGAAGTAGGAGAACAGGAGGAAGGCAACCGTCACCGGCTGGATGTTTTTGGCTAACCATGACTCGTTCATTTTGCTGCCCTTTCCCAAAGCTGTTCAACCTTCGACCGTATTTTCATACTGTCGGCAGGCCCCATTATCGTCGCCAAGTTCGAGTAGATCAAGGTCAACTGCTCTTTGGTGCAAGCTGGCCCTGACTCATCCAACCATTCCCAAGCCCTATCTGCACGCTCTTTGGGGTCATGGTTGGAGTACCCGATATTTACAAACTCACTGACACTGCACTCGCGCTTGACCGTGGCCCCGTAGACCAACGATAAGATGAAGAGTGGAATGAACCAGCGCACATTGGTTATGCCGTTGCGCCGCTAATTAGTGCGTATGAAATCTGAATTGCTTCAGATAGAGACCCCGCTGTGACGTTGCGAACGCCAATAATGATAGAGCCGCCAGCTTGGCTTCTTGTCCCGAGGTTGTATGCAGCAGCGGTGGTGGCATTCCCAGTGATGTTCAAAACAAGCACACTACCGCCGGTAATCAATGAATTGTTGAACGTGAACTCAACCGTAGTGCTGGCAGCTAAAGCTGCGTTATTCATTGTGATGCGACCACTTGGTCTATCCAATGTTACGGCGGTTGATTTGCTGGTCGCTTGCGTAACTGTTCCGCCAGCGCCTGTATCAAACCCAATAACGCCCGTAGCAGATGAAACGGTTAAGGCAGTAGCCCCAGTAATCGTCTTGTTGGTCAGCGTCTGAGTGTCAGTCGTACCGACCACAGCACCGGCAGGATTGCCAACGCCGCCAGCAGGGAATGTGACCCCAGAACTTCCGCTAATTGTGGTTGTCATGCTGTTGCTCCTTCAAGTGCCGCAACGCGGTCGGTCAAGGAAGTGATGAGGGCTTGTTGCTCTTGGATTGCTGCGGTCAGCGTTGCAACAAGGAACGATACGTCAATACCTTGGTACTGCGGGTTGCCATCAGCATCTACGGCATCTTTTTCGCCTGCTACGGCATGGGAGCAAACTTCAGCTAGTTCATGCGCAATGAAACCTTCGCCCGCAGCGCCATCTACTTTCCACTTGTAGGTAACGGGCTTGAGCGCGGCTACCTTTTCCAACGCGCCCGTCATGGGGGCAATGTCTTCCTTGAGGCGGTAATCGGACGAAGTGTTGTACGCGGTAGCGGAAGCAGTTATTGAGATAGAGCCTACTTTAGTGGCTCCATAGTAAAAACGTGTGAGGTCTCCTACAACACTGCTGTTTCCGGCTTGAAAAGCAAGCGACGATGCGCCTATTGCAAGCACCGACATTGCGCTACCGTCACCACCAAGAGTAGATGTTGTGTTAACAAGCACTGACCCGGTGGAGTTAACCCGCATCCGTTCTGTTCCATTGGTGGAAAAAGCAGCGACGTTGGTCGTGGGGAAGAACACCCCGGTAGCAGTGTCAGCGCCTGTCACTGCGGGAGCCGCAGCGCTGTTGCTTGTGCCATTAAGTGAAACGGTCATGGTTGTGTTCCTTTAAGCCCAAACGCCGACGTTGGTTGCGCCGCCCGATGCGCTGATGGGGTAAATCAGCATGTAGCTGCCAGCGACTGTAGAGAATGCCCCGCCCGGTGCGGCAGAAAGGGTGTACTGCGGAATGAAAGTTCCGCCAGCGTTTACGGATACCGTGCCAGCAAGGTAGTAATACTGGGTTTGCGCAGTAGCGGTTGAAGCCCCTGAAGCTACAGTAGCTGCCGCAGTGTTTGCATCAAAACTTTGAGATGCCGTAACTAAACCCGACGCATATGCAGAGTTGACACTATTTATTGCCCCACCGTACAAAATGTTGTTCAATGTAGCTGTTCCAGCAAAACTCAAAGAAGTTGTGCGCGACGTTGCTCCAGCAGATTTTGTCAGCACAAAGTGCAGTCGGAACGCGTATACCGTGCTTGCGGACAGCGTAACACCAACGCCCAAAATGTTTTGCGCGGTGTTGACATTTAAGCCAACAAGGTCAGCGTTCAATCGGTAGAACTGCGCACCGGGGACAACCCCCCGCTGCGCACCTTGGGGGTGGCATACACCACCTTGCCGTCGTACTCGATTGCACCGGCGGTGGCAGAGGTCAGGTTCGTGCCCGAGGTCAACAGCATCGGCGCAATCGCCGTAGTGCCTGCTGGGATGACTGCATTGGAGGTGCTGGTTCCAGACACCAGCGTGCCGGTCTGCGTGGGCAGCGTGGCGGTGTAGCTGCTGGCGCTGTTGGGCGAGGCGATGGTGAATACACCAGCCCCGCTTGCATTGCCTTGGATTGCGACTGAACTCATGGGTTCTCCTTAAACAATAGACCAGACAGAGCCGGAAGGCACAGTCACCGTTACCCCACCTGCAACAGAAACTGGGCCGAATGTACCTGCGTTGTTGCCAGCGGTGATGGTGTAGTTGGTGTTCACGGTCTGCCCATTCTCATAGAAAATCTGGTCGGCTCCACCGCCTGTAGCACCGCCGCTACCCGAGACCTTGATGAAGTCCGAGCCGTTCCATGTGCAGATTGCCGAACTACCAGCGCCGATGGTGACTCCGGTGGTCGGGCCAGCACCCACCAATTTCACATCCTGACTGGTAGAAGTGGCATTGATGACCAAGTAGCTTTTGCTTGCTGCGGGGGCAGTGATAGTCAACAGGCTGGCAGGATTACCGGAGCAGCGAATGATGTTGTACTGCGCGGAGCCCGCTGAAGTACCGGCGGCTTGTGTTAGGGCAGCGCCATTGGTAACAGTCAGGGTAACTGCTGTTTGGCTCCCACTGATAAGCTGTGTACCCGCCACTGCTGCGTCAAGGTAGGCAGTGATGTAATCGTTGACCGTATCGCCCCATGACCCGGACAGTTCACCCGTGACAGGGAGGGCGAGGCCCAAGAGAGCGGAATAGGCAGTCGTCATGTTGGTATTCTCCAAGAGAGGGATTCTTCATCCCATTCGTACATATTACCATCAGCAGGTGCTGAAATAGGGGCAACCCAGTAGGCTTCGCTCTCGTGCAAAACCCAGCTTGGGTATGGTGATGGGCCGTGCAACTCACACCCCGCCAGCGTCCGTGCTTCGTCGTTGGTGATTGGAATAGACCCGTCGGGTAAACCCGTCAATGGCGTACCTGAATCGTACCAATAAAGCGTGTCGGTCGGTGATTTGTAGTACATATTAAAACGGCGTCAGCCCGCTAAATGTCGCACCGCCGACGTTGGTTACGGTGTAAGGCCCGCCCGCGTTTGCCGTGCTGCTGTCGTTGGTGAAAGTTCCAGCCGTGGACGCTAGCAACAACAGCTTTGTGTCCGTGATGTTGGTCAACGGCGATGTGGGCGGGGTAAAACCCGCTACGTTGTATACCGCTGTCCCAATTACAAGTCGGTAGTTTGTCATGTTGCCGTTCAGCCGGTAGTTTCCCGACTCGCCAGCCACATTCATACCTGTAAGTGTGTACGTCACTAGCGTTGTGGTGTTCAACGATTTTGCCAGTTGGACACCATTTAAGTAGATATTACAGACGGTAGAACTGCTCCGCATAATACAGACGTGATACCAAGTATTGAGCGACATAGCGGTTGCAACGCTAGTCCATTTTGTACTTGCTCCTTGCCACCCGCTCAAAACCAATTGCCCAGCAGTAGGCGTACCGCCAAAAAAGAAACGAAAATCCGAACCGTTGGACTGACTACAAACATTGGCAAAACTTCCATTCACCGGAAAAACAGCAAAGCGTACAAACGCCTCGATGGTGAAATTGCTTGTGCCTAGTGTAGGTGGGCTTTGCGCGGCATTGGCGGTGAGGTATTGGCTAGTACCGTTGAGTGCAATACTGCCGCCTGTACCAGCAGAAGGCCAAGTTCCAGCTTGCTTGGCTTGCATCGCCTCCGTGGGCGTCCAAATGCCACTTGCCGCGACGTTAGTTGTCGGCGCAGCCGTAGCAGACCGAATGTTGCCCTTGTAGCGTTGCATTAGCTGATGGCCTCGTATGCAGCCACCATTTCAATGGCGTTGGTAGTGCCGGATGTCACAACGATGGACTGCGCCTCGCCTACGTAAATCATGGTGCTTTTGTCAATAACGCTGAGAGTGGAGTTCGCCGGTACGCTGATTTGGTACGCAAGTCGGTACGCTGTGCCGCCGCCACCTGTCGCGCTGTTGATGGATACCGTGATGCTTGCGGCAGTTCCCGTGACATTCGCGGCTGTCATGGATGCAATTTTGTTCACTGTACCCACTGCTGGGGTCAGTGCAGTCCATGTGGTCGCGGTTGTGGTGGTCGGCACAAGGTAGGTAGTCGCTCCAAGGATGGAGGACACGTTAATCATGTTCGGGTTTGCCATACGATTCCTTTAGATGCCGAACACCATCGACATGATGATTGCTTTGCCTTCGGGCACTGCAAGGTTAGCTGGGTATGTCACGAATACCGTGACTGTTGCCCCAAACGTACTGACAGCATTGTTGCTGTTGCTGGATGAGAAGATTGTGGTGCGGGTCAAGGTCGGGCCAGCCGTGGCGTAGGTTCCAATCCCCACCTCCCAGTTTGTTCCATCCGTTGCAGAGTAGTACGTGGTATTGGTGTTCCCGATAACGGCAAAGCTCTGGTAGCCGGTAGAGGTCGCGCCTAACGTGAAGCTGACAGTCGTGTTGGCTGTCGCTGTTACCTGTACGCGGTCGGCTAAAACAAGTGCCATTTATAACCCTATGTCGTTTCGACCAGTTCCCATTGGTCGGTTTGCGCGTTGTCGATTGTATCCCAGCCCGGTGTTTGGGTGGTACTCACGTTACTCCAGCTTGAAGTCTGAGCGGTGTCAATCGCGGCCCATGCTGCGGACTGCGAGTCATCAATAACCTGCCAGTTTGCCGTCTGGCTATCGTCAATCAATTCCCACAGCAGTCGGAGCGAACCTACGTAGCCAGAGGCAGAAACCCCGGACAGTGCCACGGTGATGCCAAACCCAACGCTACCAACCTGACCTTCCGCCGATACGGTGCTGATGCTCAGTGGGGGGATTACAGTCCCAACCTCACCGTCTGCTTGTACGCCCGTAAGCGCAGCCTCTTTGGAAAATACCACGGAGCCCACAGCCCCGGCTGCTTCAACTCCTGACAGCGCTAAAGTCCGGCTGGTAGTGACGGAGCCCACCGCCCCTGCCGCAGCCACTCCTGTGAGGGCTTGGGACAAGCTGTAGGTGACAGACCCCACTGCGCCAGCGGCTTGGTTGCCCGTCAGAGCGATAGTGGTGCTTGGGGTGGCCGTGCCAACCAGACCAGAAGCCTGTACGCCGGTAAGAGCGAGAGTTCGGCTTGTCGTGACGGAGCCAACTGCACCGTTAGCCTGAACCCCGGTTAAGGAAACTACATGGCTGTAGGTGACTGTGCCAACTGCGCCGGAAGCCTGCACCCCCAACAGAGCGATGGAGACCCCTACAGAGACGCTATCAACCGCCCCAGTAGCTGCAACGCCCGAGATAGAGCGCTCGTATGTGACGGTGGCAGTGAGGTTGGGGGATACGCCGCCCCATCCATAGTCGCTCCAAGCCCCTGTGCCCCATGCGTAGTTGACTTGGGCTTCCGCACTGACCCCGGTGAGCGCGAAGGTTTTATCTACCGTTGCGACTGACCCAGTATTGCCTGTGGCTTGAACGCCAGATACCCCGCCCGCAGCCGTGGCTCCAAACGGCGCAGCGGAAAACGGGTTTATACCAAACATGGTCTACACGGCGTATAGCCGCGCCCCGCTATTAGGTTGTAGCCAAACGCAGCAGTGCAGTCGTCGTGGTATTGGACGGCATTGTCAGCGTCAAGGTTCCAGCAGTGATGGTCTGCGAAGAGAAGGTGTGCACACTGACTGCCTTGTCGCTCTGGGTGGAGTTGTAAATCAACACCGTGTCGAACGCCGTGGTCAGGGTAACCGTCGTGTAGACCAAGCTGGCAGAAGGAGTCCAGTAGCCTACACCAGCGGTTGCTGAAGAGTTCGTGGCCGTGGGGGGAGTTGCGTTGGTGACCGTGATGCCGCCAGCGGTGTAGCCCGCGCCGGAAACCTCTCCCGTAGCAGAGTAGGCCGTGGTGGCCGCATTGATGGTCGCCGAAGCGAGGTACAGCGCTGCTTTGAACGTGTCTGCCGTGGTGACCGCACGAATGGGGGCAGTGCCGAAGTTGTGCGTGCCCGTCATCAGTTCGCCAAGGAACGAAGTGCACATGCTTTGGGTGTTTGCCACGGTATTTCCCCTTAAAAAGTTGCTGTTTCGCCGCCCGCAAAGCTGGGCATCTGTTTCAAAATCACATGTGCAGAGCGGTGCACAAGCTCACCGTTCAGCCAATACTCAGTCCACGTAGTCAGTTCGTTCTCGTTGTCAATCGTGCCAGCGCGATGCTCCAACAGGGAGTCGTCCATATCGCCTTTGGTCGTCGTAACAATCAATTTGAACTCCTGATAAGTGCAGTGGTTGCCGTGTTGGCGGGCATGGTGATTGTAAACGTGGTGGTCGAAGTTTTGTCCGCGCCAAAGTCGATGACTGCGATGGACTTGTTGCCCTGCGTCACGTTGTAAATCAGTGCACACCGGGCGGTGATTGCTGCCGACCAAGACACATTGGCCCAGTTCACGTAGGCGGTGTAGCCCGAAGAGCTGATAGCCACCCCAGTCAACTCCTGCCCGCCCGCCGTGTAGCCGTCTGCCACCACTTCGTTGGAGGTGGTGTATACCGTGGTGTCCGCGCCCAGACTTACATTGCCGGTATACAAGGCGATGTAGATGGAGTCCGTGGACAGGTTGTGGACAGCCTGATACAGCTCCTTCTTGAAGCTGGTGGTCTGGGTCTGAACTATGCTCATGCCGCTACCTCAAAGCTGTTGGACTTGCGGCGGTTTTCTGCTTGAGTGACAACCTGTAGATTCCAAGGGGCGTGCAGTCCTGAAACGGTTTTACCCCGTAACGGGACAATGTGGTCTACCTCCCAAGGAACCCCAAACATTTTTGTGCGCAAAGTTGCAAGTTCATACGCCTGCTCAATCATCCAGCAATCGTCAGGGGACAGCCATTTAGGTGTAGCCTGCGTCTTGGACGCGTACCTACGCGCTGTCCTTGCATTTACTTTGGCTGAGTTTTGTTTAGCCCATTGACTGCACTTGGCGTTGTGCTTTGCGCGATTTTCTGCGACCCATTTGACGGCCTTTGCCACAATGTGTGCTTGGTTTTCAACATGGTGCGCTTGCATGTAAATCGCTACACACGCTTTACAAATATTGCGATGGCCATCCTTGCGCGTTGCGTCCTTATGGAACAACCCATAATCTTTGTCTACTGCGCACTTGGTACAGGTTTTCACTGTGGTGCTCATGTTACAGCTTGGCGATATTGCCCACTACGATATGCATCTTGGCGTTCCATTCCATCCCCAAGTCGTTTAGCAAGGGCGAGTGCTTCTTTGTACTTTGCATCATACAGTGCCACTAGGTCGCCTTCACCTTTCATAAAGGTATAGGCTTCGACCAAACTTCCGTAGAGTAAAACAGTATCGAAATTATCGCCGAGCCATGTTGTGCCCGCAGTGGTAATGGACTCAGGGAAATAGTAGTAGTGCAGTTCAGCGGAGTACGCTGCATCGGGTGTTGGCCCGAGGATGAACGTCAGTTCCGTGGTTATGGTGCTCCCAGCCACAGCGGGGCCAAACAAAGCGTAGTACTTGGGAGTCCCAGTGTCCGATGGGGTGGGGTACGCCTCACGGATGAAGTTCACATCCTTGTTCAACAGGAACGTGAACGGGCCACTGTCTGTGTAGATGGCCAAGGAGTACGGCGCAAGGAAGTCATCTGGGGTCGTCAGGTACTTGTTGCCCGAAGTGATGACGCCTGTCTGGTTCTTGCGCAGTGAGGGGAACTGCACCGAGTTGTAGATGCGCTGCTCCGCTTGCTCAATGAAGCGGTTAATCTGAGCTGTAGACGAGACCGTAGACCCATCCGCGAGGGTAATCGCCGGAAAGTTGTTCTCCGTGTAGGTCTGTATCGCTGAAGACAGCTCAGAATAGTTCATGCCATCGGGCCTCGTGCCATCAGACCTTTGGTAGCCGCGCCCGTACCACGCACCTTGATGCCGCTGGTTTTGATCTGCTCGTTACCAGCAGACTTGCTGATGTTGCCAATGCTGGCGTCAACCGTGTCGGCTTTGCTGCGGTTAGGCGCTTTGCCGGGGTTGGCTTCTACTTTCGTAGCTTTACCAGCCATCGTGTGGGGCTTGGCGTAGACGCTGGCTTGGCCAACTTCCTTACCACCTCGTTTCATACTGTAGGCCATGATTTACCCCGTTTTCTGGTTAGCTGCACGAGACAAGCCGCGCCCGAGACGCATGCGATCTTCGGAGGTGGGGCCACCTTTTTTCATGCCTTTGGCATGCAGGCGCGACTCGTGCCCTTTGACCATTTTCTTGGCCTCGGTATCGGCAATACGCTTGACTGTCTTTTTATCCATCATGGACTCCTATGAAACCGTTACTGTAACTGTGCCAACACTCGTAGTTCCGACCAAGTAGTTGGGGGTCAAACCTACGTCTGTACTGCCTGCTCCACCAATGGGGTTCCAGCCCCATTGAACATCCCTACTACCCCCACTGGGGTAACCCAAGGTGTCCAAGCCAGAAGCCACATAGCTACGGTCAGGACGTGGGTTGCGCAAAGCCTGCGGGTCGTCTACAGGAAACATACCTAGCTGTAGCTGAGGATGGTCCGGGTCCCAACATGCTGGACATACTAGCAGATTGTAGTTCTTCGTCTTGATAATTTCCGTGCGAAGAACCTTCAACTTGAACCGTTGGCCGCAACGGTCACATTCGGAGATTGCATTCTTGCCAGAAGCGAATCTATTGCCCATGACTACCGCCCGATATAGGTCTGTCGCGGCACCAAACGTAGGGCCGCTTTCTCATGGTCTTCGTAGGCTGCAAGCTCCCAAGCCTCGTCATACTGGGCCTTCAGCATGGGCAGTCGCTCCATACCTGTGGGGATTTTGCCCGCGATATGGAACGCCAATCCTGCGGCCATACAGGGGATAAAACGGAACGGCACGTCCATGATGTTCACACCGCCGCCAGCATCTTGGGTGCGGCGAAGCCGCCAGTAGGCCAGCGTGTAGGTCTGTGCGTTGTCAGGCGTTGGCCAGACGGTCACGGCGGGGAGCTGTTGCCAGTAGACAGTGGCCCCGGCACTGTGCGCCGCAGCAGTGGTGTTGTTCTGTGCACGGAAGCAGCTATAGAGGGTGTTGCCCACTATGTAGCCGTAGTTGATGGTCTCAGAGTCAACCTTGATGAACCCCGAAGCAGGCAGGCCCGCCGTGGAACTCAAGGTGATTTCAGTGTCGGTGCTCGTAATGGAGCTGCTCAGGGTTAACCCTACAACGGAAGTCTGCCCGTTGTACCGCTGAATCCAAAGCTGGATGGGCCGCGCTTGGGTCAGCTTGTTGGGGATAGTCGCGTAGGTGGAAACGCTGATGCGGGTAATGGTCAGGTCGGCCTGATTGGAAGTGCTGTTGGCATCCGTGCGGATTAGGTGCTCCAGCAAGTCAACCGTATCTTCCGGCAGAGGGTAGGTGTTCTGCCCTTGAACCAAGGTAATGGTACCCGGCTCAATCGTCCACATGTTGATGCCCCGGTTGGCCCAGTCGGCGAACATGATGTTGAGGCTGCGCCGCGCAGTGCGCATGTCGTAGCCCGTGCGCAGTTCACTTCCGGCCCGCTCAAAAGCCTCCTCGACCAACTCGGTGAGGTCAAGGTTGAAAGCTGTGGAGCCAGAGGTATTTGCCATTATCTAAAACCTGCGGTTTTCTTTGCTATCTTTTTGGGTTGCGCTACGAACTGTTTGCCTGCTGCTTTACCTGCACGTTTGGCTTTGGTGGTTGCAGCGTACTCGGCGGGGGACAAGGACTTTATAGCAGCTTCAGGGAGGTATCGCTCACCTGTCTTCGACGAAGGCTTTCCCGACTTGGTGCGCCATTTCTGGTCCCCCCAAGATTTCAGGGATTGCTGCGGTGCTTTCAATCCTTGTACCCCCCGCCCGATGCCTTGTACTTCTTGGCTACAAGCTGCGCTTTCCTCGCGCTCCACTGCCCTGCACCTGTCCCGTGTGTGGCCGCAGCCTTGACCTGAGACACGATGCGCTTACGCAAGCTAGGCTTGGTGTAGTTCCCCGCAGCATTGACCTTACCGCCTTCAGCATATTGCGTGAAGTCGGTGTTATCCCGACGCGCTTTTTTCTTCGCGCCGGGCATCTTGGACGGGTTGATGTCACCCATGCCGCGAGAGGCTATCACCGCATCATTCCTTTGGTCTTGCCGCGTTGAGCACAGCCATCCGCACGGCTGGATACCGAACCGCCTTTGGCCATTTTCTTAACGCCGCGCATACCTTGGCCAGCACCAGCAGACTTGGGGTTTGCGGGAGTGCTATCGGCAGCGTCGTATGCAGCGTCTTTCTTCGCCTGCATCTTGGCGTCTACTACTTCGTCGTAGTTAGAGGGTTTTTTGTCAGCCATTTCGTACTCCTTAGCAGGCCATGCCGCCCTTGTTCATCTTCACTTGACGAGCCTTGGTCTTGCCCTTGGAGGCAACACCGTCGGCGCTCTTGTGACCAGCAGCCAGACCGCCAGAAGCCATCTTCTTCATGCCGTCTTTAGCAGTGTCCATGCCTTTTTTCATGGTCGGCTTGCCCATTGCGGAAGGAGCAGCGCCCTTCTTCTTAGCCATCATTGCCATAAAACCGGGGTTCATCTTAGTAGCCATAGTGTCACCACCTTTCTTGAATAGTTCCATTTTGCCTTGTCGAGTGTCAGGCTTGTTGATTTTTTGCAGGTCGGCCCGAGACTTGGGCCCCTTACCAAACTTCATTCCTTTGCTTGCCGCACTAAAGTCTTTGGCAACGGACTGAGGTACCCCGGACTGCTGAGCGAACGCTTTATTGTGCGCCGCAGCATCCATGAATTTCTTTTGTTTAGCGCTTGTTGCTGGCATCACTTCCCCACACGAAGAAGCTGGTCAATTTTTGCTTCCAGCTTGTTAAAGCGTTGGTCAATGTGGTCAGTAATGCGCTGCACTTCTGTTTGAGTGACGTAATCACGGGCAATCTCCTCGCGTGTCTTGTTGAGCAGGATGCTTATCCGGTTCAACTCTGCGAATTTCTCCTTGAGCAGAAACCCGATCACGGTCGTGGCCATTGTCAGCCCAGCAGACCATATTGTGTTCATCGACTCCATTTAACATTTCCACCTTGCTAAGGAAGCCGCCTTGCGGGTGGGCTTTCCGTTTTCGTCTTTCATAGGGCCGGGCATGCCGCTCATGCGGGCACAGAACGACTTCTTGCGTGGGCCACCTTGGGGCTGCGGGGCCTTGAGGTTGCTGCCTGTTGCAGCGTTGTACTTGGCACGGCCTTTGGCCGTCAAACCCGCCCCTTTGGAGACGGGCAGCTTCTCGCCACGACCAACTGCAAGGGAGGGGTTTTTCTTAGCCATAGTAAACGGTCAAGTGTGCGTTGGTTGGCAACGAAACGTAAACACCGTTAAAGAACTTGATGCCCTCGCCCGGAATTGCCAGTGAGTCAAGCGCTTGGTTCGTTGAAATGTTTAAGGTTAAACGAACCGTGCCAGAGTTTGTAGTGGCGTTATCGTAAAACTCAACTTCGCCAGCCGTTCCGCCGGGGGATAGAGAGTACCCCTTAACCCGAGTAGGGCCAGCAAAAATAACACCGCTCGCATCAAGGTGTGCACTCTTAACGTCTGTCTGCTGCATAACTAATCTCCTGTAAGACGGGGGCCGAAGCCCCCGAGACTAATTACTGCTGGGTGGCAGAGGGGTTGGCAGCGCCATCAGAGTCACGCACGACGTACACGCACGTAATCGTGGCCGCGCCGCCGCTGGCAGTACCAGCGCAAGCGTAGACGGCCTGAACAATCAGGTCGGTCGAGCCAACATTCAGGTATGTGCCGATCTGTGCGCCTGTGACCGCCACAGTTGCGCGGCCCACAGCCAGAGGCGTAGTCGATGCGCTTCCTACAGTTGCCAGCGATGCACCAGCAGCGGTTTGGATGGTGATGGTATTGCCCGTAGTACCAGAGTAGGCGGTAGTGATGTCCACAAGGAATTCCAAAATTTGTGCGCCAGCAGGCAAGACAAACTCTGTAGTGGCCGTGGTGTCGCTAACAGTGGTCGTGCCCGTTTGGGTGACGACGGTTGCGCCCATGTTGCGGATGGTTCCAGCGGTAGTGCCGGTGGTGTTTTTGACCGTGCCCAAGAGCCAAGGGCCAAGGTGAGTAGCGAATCCCATGATGAGTCCTTACATACAAGTGAAGCGCATCAATCGGTATGTCGTCTAGCCGGGACTAGTTTGATGCGCCGGTAACCCCGGAATGAGTGCAATATACACTATTTTTCAGGGGGGTGCAACAAGTAAAAAGGGCCCCCGAAGGGGCCCTCTCAGCAGGGGTTAAACCCTAGCTTAGGACGAACCGGGCGAACCGTACATACCCAGAGGGTCAGACCAGCCGAAGCTGTAACGCTCACGGGCCTTGTAACGGACGTTACCGGTGTCAAAGTCACCGTCCATGCTGTTAGCCAGAGGCGAACGCACGAAGTGCTTCAGACCGTTGGGCACGTCAGTGGTCAGGTACCAGCCGTTGCTGTCGGTCAAGAAGTGGTTAATTGTGTAACCTTCAGGAATCGAACCGTTGTTCTTCAACGCGTTGATGTCGTTGTCGGTGGTACCAACACGGAGGCTGGTTTCCAACAGACGAGTAGCAACGAATTGCAGGGACGGCGGAACGATCAACTTCTTGGGCTTGGCTGCAATCAACAGGCCACGCTCGTCGGTCCAAGCAGCGATCTGGATAACGGCGGCTTCCAAGGAAGTCTCGTTCAGGTCGGCAGCGGTGGAAGGACGGTTGCTGTTGGTGCCACCATTGACCAGCGGGTGAGCAGTGCTGAACAGAGCAACGCCATCACCGCCAGCGTACTGGGCAGAGAAACCGTTGTTGATAACAGCAGCAGCTTTAACCTGCTTGGTGTACGCCATTGCACGGGCCAGAGCCTTGGTATAGCGGGCAGACAGACTGTCATACAGGTTGTCTTCCACTGCCTCTTCCGTGATGGAGAAGCCCAAAGCGATGGTCTCGTGGTTGTAGCGAGTGGTCCAAGCTTCCTGCGCATTGTCATAAGCAATGGCAGAGCCCTCGTTCTTCACCGGAGCGGCGGAGAAGCCAGACAGCTTGGTTTCCTCTTCAAAGCTACGCTCCGAGGTTTCGGTTTCGTAGATTTCCTTGTGCTCTTCGCCGTAACGGGCGTACTCAAGGCCGAACAGAGCATTCAGTCCGGGAAGCAGCTCTTTGAGCAGTTGTGCGCGTGAAATAGCCATTTTGTGTTACTCCTTATGCGCCAGTGGCAGAGTAGTAGCCGTGCAGAGCTTGGTTCAACTTGACCAAGATTTCAGGATACTGGGTGAAGACGACGGTCGAGGTGTAAACACCCGAGTTCAAGGTGAACGTCGCGGCCTGATTCAGCACAACCGAGGTTGCGCCAGCAGCGGCTGCGGTATCCACGAAAGAACCCGTCTGTGCAAGCTGACCACTGGTGGTCAACACAGAAACGTCCGTACCAACAGGCAATGCGAAGGGCAGAGCGCTCACGGTCAGGGTGGTAGTACCCGAACTGTAAGTGGCGGTGCCCAGATTGACTGCGGTATCCGTAACCAGACCAACCATGCGCAGAGGCAGAGTGGTGGTGACCGGAGTGTCGCTAGGGGCCAGAACAGCGTTGGCCGAGTTGCCGGTGTTGGTGCTGCCGGTGTTGTTGATGGCTGACAGGTTAGTGCCAATCATCGCCATAGCGCCAGAAGCAACGGTAGTACCGGAGCTGCAAACAACCGCCTTGAACACGGCATCAGGGTCATCCAAGACGTAGGCTTGGCAATCACCGGCGGCGGTGCTTGCGGGCCAATACTGGGAGAACAACTTTTGCTTAGTCGTGGGGTTGGTGTAGGTGCAACCCAAGAAAATACCGACGGTCTGATTCAGACCGGTGCCGGTAGAGACCGAGGCGCGTGTGGCGAAGCCACGAGACAGAACGACAAAGTCACCGTAGAAGATGTCAGTCGCGTAGCCGTACTGGATGTTGTACATGCGGGTGGAACCTGCAAATACTTGACCTCCAATAAGGTTCTGCGGCAACAAACCGTACGGCGCTGATACGACAGGATATGCCATAAAAACTCCTAGAAAAATTTAAGAACCGGAACCAAATGTGACCTTAGATTTGCGGTCTGCGAACATAGGCATCTTAGGGTCACTGTTACGAAGATAGTTGTTGTCCACCGATTCAATCTGAGACTTGTTCAAGTCGGAATAGTGTTTATCCCGTTGTGCCATGAACTCAGCCGGAATGCGGCATAACACCAACCCACCAATTTCGATGTTGCCCTTAAAGCGTCCATCGACAACGGCGTGCACCATTAGCTCGGGGTATTC